CAGGCCGCCCGGGAGTGTTACGAAGTGGAAGTCAGGCTGGCCCGGGAAAGGCAGACGACCGCGCTCCGCGCCTGAAGGGAGCGCTTGCATGAAGGTCGCGATCTACGCCCGCTATTCGTGCGACAACCAGCGCGACGCGTCGATCGCCGACCAGTTCCGACTGTGCCGCCTGCATGCGGAGAAACAGGGCTGGCGCGTGATCGAGGAATACAGCGACCACGCGATCTCGGGCGCCCTCGATGATCCGCCCCGGCATCCAGGCACTGATGGCCGACGCCATGCGAGGGCGCTTCGACCTGATCCTTGCCGAGGCCATGGACCGCATTTCGCGCGATCAGGAGGACATCGCCGGGATCTTCAAGCGCATGTCCTACGCTGACGTGAAGATCGTCACCCTGTCGGAGGGCGAGGTGACGCATCTGCATGTCGGTCTCAAGGGCACGATGAACGCCATCTTCCTGAAGGATCTGGCGGACAAGACGCGCCGCGGTCAACGCGGTCGGGTCGAGGCGGGCAAATCGGGCGGCGGGAACGCCTATGGCTACGACGTGGTCAAGAAGCTCGACGCCCGGGGCGAGCCGATCCGAGGCGACCGCACGATCAATCCCCAACAAGCCGACGTGATCAGGCGCATTTTCCGCGACTATGCTGCAAGCCAGTCCGCCAAGGCCATCGCCTTCGGCCTGAACAAGGAGGGCATCCCGGCCCCGACGGGCGGTGACTGGGGCTTCAGCACAATCAATGGAAACCCGAAGCGCGGCAACGGGATCCTGAACAACGTGAATTACATCGGCAAGCTCGTCTGGAACCGTCAGCGGTTCATCAAGGATCCGGACACGGGCAAGCGCCAGGCCCGGCCGAACCCGGAATCCGAATCGGTCACCCAGGAGGTCCCGGAGCTGCGCATCCTCGACGGCGATCTCTGGGCGGCGGTGAAGGCGCGCCAGGACCGGCACAAGATCGAGCCCGACGCCAAAGGGCGCCCGGACCTTCCCAAGGTCCACACCCGTCGGCGCCCCAAGTATCTCTTCTCGGGGCTGACACGGTGTTCCTGCTGTGGCGGTGGCTTCTCGCAGATTTCGGCCACGCTCATCGGCTGCGCGACGGCGCGCAACAAGGACACCTGCGACAACCGCCTTAACATTCGCCGGGATGAACTCGAGGCCCGTGTGCTGACGGCCCTGCGCACGAAGCTCGTCGATCCCGAACTCTTCGCGCACTTCTGCGAGGTGTTCACACATGAGATGAACCGACTGCGGATGGAGGCGAGGTCAGGTATCGGGTCAGCCGAGGATGAGATCGCGAAGATCGATCGGGAATTGGCAAGGCTTATCACCGCAATCAAGGCCGGTGGCCCGATTGAAGCAGTGGTCGAAGGCATGAAGCGTCTCGAGCAAAGGAAAGGGGAACTCAAGAGTTTTCTGGCTGAAGCAGACGAACCACCGCCGATGCTGCACCCAAGCATGGCCCTGCAGTATCGCAAGCGGGTGCAGCAGCTCTATGATGCGCTTCAGGGTGACGACGAGGCTCGACGTGTCGAGGCCGCGGACACCCTGCGGACGCTCGTGGACCAGATCATCCTGACGCCTGCGGGGGACCGGCTGGAGATCGACGTTCGGGGCGATCTTGCTGGATTCCTTGCGATTTCTGCACAAAGCAAAAACCCCGCAGCGTTGGCTACGGGGGCGCAAGTAAAGATGGTTGCGGGGGTAGGATTTGAACCTACGACCTTCAGGTTATGAGGGCTACCCCGTTGTTCGAAATACCCTTGTGATTTCCTAAGGTTAGACGATTTTCAGGCTCGCAACGTCGGCGTCGTGTCGCACGGAACAGCCGCAAACCGTTGGGAAGAAACGGGAATCCAGACGTGCCTTCATCCGCGCTGGCTCCGGAACCCCTCGTAGCGCGGCCGAAGGCGGCATTGCAGGAAGCTTCCCATCACGTGGGGAGCGAACCTCCGAGGCGAAGGAAGTCAAATATGGTTACTGATCTGTTGATGGCCGATGGACTTCTTGCAGCGATACGATGTCCGCGTCGGTCATCGTCATCATGCTTCCATCCAGCCCTGCCGCCTGCGCCGACTCAAAGAAGAGGCCAGTGCAAGTGCGGTAGTGGGAACAGATCACATCCAAGAGGTCGCTTTCCGACTGGTTTTCAATTTCGATGGGGCGGAAGTACCGGTACAGTCCGAGCTCGGCACATACGGGCATCGCCCACCCGAAACGCTCCGCATAAACTGACCCATATGGCCGCCGGTGGACGATTTCATTGCGCAGGTCGGTGATCTCTTTCAGCCACCCTGAGGTCGTCCACGTGTCAGGGCTGTTAGCCTGCGACACGAGCCAATTCTTCTTGATCAGGATATCGAGGATTGGCTCACGACCCACGTGTTGACCGCGTAATTTGCTCTTCAGAGCGTTCAATGTATCAACTTTTCCATGGCTAGCATCCATGCCAAGGCGGTTAGCAATGAATGCCGCGAGGTAGTCCCGGGCCGCGCCCAACTGAAGGAAAAAAGCGTGGACGTGGGCGAAGAGGGTTTGATCCATTGTATTGGAACTCCTTTGCCCATCTACGTTGCCTTTGTACATCTTGTTGACGAGTTGTTCGTGGTAGTACTCTGCAATTTGTTCAACGGCGACGTCCATAGACCGCAAGCTGAGACTAATCGCTTGCGCGAGTCGTTCCTCAACAGTTCGATCATCCAATATGGTCGCGACTTTCGAATGGTCGGCAACCTTGAGTTCCTTAAGTTGCTGAGCGCGGGTGGTGCGGAATAGATTGCTCGAAATGGCACTCCAAATGTCTGATGGGCTTCGAGCGTGGTTTCTCTCTGACGGGATGATGGGCCGCCAAGATGAGTGCCATACGCCGTCAAACCAGCCGCTTGACTGAAATCCCAGAACCCGGAATTTGCCAATTTGAACTATTTGGCGCAACTGAGCGTCGGTGAGAAAGCCCTTTGAACGGGCCTCCCCGCATTCAAATACGGGTTCAATCTGCCAGTGGTCGTCGCTGACTTTTGCACCCCGAAATCCTCCCGTGCAATGAATGTAGAAAATATCCGCGTCAGGTTGCCTCGGAACAGCCCGCCATTTGTCATGGCAGATACCTGGAGGAAAATCGGTCATACCTCTGCCCCAAAAGAAATAGCATCACGCATCGTTGCCAAGCATGGCACACCTTCTCACCACTGAAAATCAGCGTGAGTGACGAAGGCCCATCATCCCAGCAGCTTCGCCTCGACCATCGCCATCGCCTTCTGGTGGTTGGGCGACGGGAACAAGTGGCCGTAGCGCTCCATGGTCATCTGGATCGAGGAGTGACCAGCGAAGGTCATGACCTCCTTGATCGAGAAGCCTTGCTCGATCCAGAGCGACACGGCGAAGTGGCGCAGGTCGTGCCAGCGCATGGTCACCTCGACCTTTTCCTGCAGCTTGCGGAAGCGCGCCTGCGTGTTGGTGTGCTGGAGGATGCCGCCGCACGGCGCGGGGAACACCAGCCCGAGATCGCTTTTCGGGCAGCGCAGCTTCCAGCGGCGCAGGGCGTTCAGCACCATCGGACCAGCCGGAATGTCGCGATAGCCCGCGCGCGATTTCGGCTCGCCCATCTGGTTGTAGGCGTCGGCGCGCTGGCGGATGTGGATTAAGCCCTTCTCGAAATCCACGTCCTGCCAGCGCAGACCCCGCAGTTCTGACGCGCGCAGGCCGCCGAGGGCCGAGACGATCAGGTGCGGCTTGAAATCCTCGTCTGCCGCCTCGATCAGCGCGCGGATCGCCTCCTTCGACGGCACTGGCGCCTTGTGGTCGATCCGGCTCGATTTGATGATGCGGACGCCGTGGGCGGCGTTGGTGAACAGCTGGCCGTTGTCGATGGCATGGTCGAGGATCAGCTTCAGCACCGAAATGGCACGGCGGGTCAAATGCTCGGACCGTCCGTTCAGCAGCAGCCGGTCGCGGAACTCGTTGACATGGCGGCGGGTCAGCTGGGCGATCAGCTTGTCCCCGATCCCGACCTCGGGATCCTTGATGTGCAGCCGCACATAGTCGCTGTAGCCGCGCAACGTCGACCGCTCCATCCGCCGCCCCGTCTTGCACCGCACCTCGCAGTGGTCGAGCCACGCCTTGGCGGCATCGGCCACGGTGATGCTCTCGCTGTCGGCCAGATAGGTGTGGTTGGCGACCAGCGAGCGGACCTTGACGAGATAGACGTCGGCGTCCTTCCGGCGCGGGAACAGCTTCGAGCGGCGCTTGCCAGCCTGGTCGGTGAAATCCACCTGCCAGCGCACCAGGCCCGAGGGTAGCGTTCTCTTCCGGATCGTGGCCATCCGAATTTCCCCAATATAGGCAATGAGTTGAGCGTCGTCAGCCTTGTGCATTGCCATCGGTTTCGCGGCATGGCGAGGCCGAAGTGGACACCTCGGATGCCAGTATCGGATTTTTACACCGAAACACTCTTGTGCGCCAGAGGTTTCGGAGCTACATTCCAAAACAACCCGAGGAGTCCACTGCCGTCATGGCGAAACTGAGCGATCTCATCCCCACTCTTGCGCAGGTTCTGCCGATGCCAGAGCAGACCGTGGCGGTGATCGCGCGCAGCCTGCGCCAGGAACGTCTGCTCTCGACGGGCGGCCGTGGGCCCGGGGCCGCAGACATGACCCCCGAGGACTGCGCCCGGCTGCTGCTGGCGATCATGGCCACCGATCAGGTGAAGGATGCGGTCCGCGCGGTGCAGACCTTCTGGGCATTCCCCGTCGAGGGTCTGCACTGCAGCGCCACGGCGTCGGAGGACGAACAGGACGAGTGGCTGCCGCTGCCCGAGGCGATGCACAGCCTCATCGGTGCGAAAACCTTTGGCGAGATGCTGGCGGGTCTGATCACGGCGGCTCGGGACGGCGCGCTGGATGCGGCCCTCGGCGGCATCGCGCTGCCCTTCATGAAGATCGAGGTCGAGCGGCGGTTCCACACCGCATCCGTCTCCCTCGCCGGGTCCGGCGACGGGCTGATGCCCGACAGGACCGTGCTGATCGCGAGCTTCGCCCCGCCGAAGGGGCAGCTACGCAAGCTGATGGAGGCATCCGGATTTCACGAGGGCGGCGACGCGATGGTCAGCTTCGCCGTCAGTCAGAGAACGATCATCGCGCTCGGCGCGCTGATCCGCACCTAGGAGGACAGGACATGCAAACAGAAATGCGGGCTGGACCCGCCACGGAGGAGGCTTGCCCGACGCTGGCCGACGATCTGCTGCGCGGCGCGGACGCCATCGCGATCTTCGTCTTCGGCGACGCGAAGGCGCGACGGAAGGTCTACTACTATGCGGGCGAGGCCAAGGTGCGGATGCCCACCTTCCGGATGGGCAACGTGATCTGCGCGCGGAAGTCCACGCTGCGCAACTGGATCGAGATCCAGGAGGGCGCGCAATGATGGACCCGCTCTATCGGTTCACGCCGTGGGATCACGTCATGCTGGGCGAGCGGCTGCGCGGCTGCCGAGGGGCGATCATGGACCTCCTGGCCGTTGCCCCGCCCGAAAGCGAGACGAGCCGCCTCGCGCGCGAGACCATCGCCGCCGTGGATCGGCTACGCACGGAGATGGACTGCCACATGCAGATTACTCGGCGGCTGCGGCGCGATCCGCGGCATCTGAGCCGGCATGTCTACGGCGGGCAGACGCACTTCTCCGGCTGCCTCGCCACCGCAGAGGAGCGCGCGCGGGACGATTTCGCGGGCTGGGAGATGGAGGACTGAGCCATGGAGGACGCGATCCGCACGACCGAAGACATGGCCAGCGCCGAAGCGTCGGCGGATGCGTCCACCGTGGCGCCGGTCCCGGCCCTGCCCGAGGATCCGACCGACCTGCGCCTGGCGCTCCAGCGCAACGGCTATCGCCCGATCCCGGTTCTGGGCGCGCATGTCGCCATGAAGGGCGCGGGCAAGCGGCCGATGATGAAGGGCTGGGAGACGGTCTGCGCCAGCGCCGACGAGGCCGAGATCGAGCGCTGGACCAAGGCGCAGCGCAACTGCACCAATACCGGCCTGCTCTGCGGCGAGCTCGTCGGCGTCGACATCGACGTGCTGGACCGCGAGCATGCCCACCGGCTGACCTGCATCGCGACCGACATGCTCGGCCCCACGCCCCTCCTGCGCATCGGCAAGGCCCCGAAATGCCTCATCGCCTTCCGTGCCGAGGCCCCCTTCGACAAGGTGCAGACCAGCGAGTTCCAGATGCTGGACGGCAGCGTGGCGCGCGTCGAAGTGCTGGCGACCGGGCAACAGTTCGTGGGCTTCGGCATCCATCCCGACACCAAGGCCCCGTATCACTGGCCGGAACGTTCGCCGCTGGATGTGCCGCTGGCCGACCTGCCCACCGTCAGCCGCGATGGCTGTGCCGCCTTCATCGCCGCCGCCGAGGATGTCTTGCGCAAGGCGGGGGGCCAGACCAGCAGTGAACGGCGCGACATCGACCGCGAGGGCCGCAAGGTCGCGGGCCTCAAGCCGAAGGAGGCTCCATCACACGATCTGATCGCCGAGGCCATCGCCCATATCCCGAACAACGACCTGCCCTATGACGACTGGATCAAGGTGGGTCTCGCCCTCTATGCAGCGCTTGGCCCCGACGGCCGCGCGCTGTGGGAAGCCTGGTCGGCCGAGGCAGCCAAGAACGATCCCGCCCATACCGCTTCGAAGTGGGACAGCTTTGCCTCTGTGCGCAGCGTCACGGTCGGCACCCTGTTCTGGCTGGCGCGGCAGAATGGCTGGCGCGCGGAGACGCCGCGCCGGGTGCGCGCTGGTCATATCGGCCGCGACGATGGCGACGATGCTCATCCACAAGGCTCCCGCGCCCTGATCCGCATCCGCGCGGGCCAGATGCCCGAGACCATCGACAAGGCAGAGGTGGCCCTGCTTGGGGCTGGTCTCGGCTTCTACCAGCGCGGCAGCATCGTCGTGCGCCCCGCCATGGTGCCGGTGGCGATCTCGGGCGGCAGGCAGATCGACGCGCCGCGCCTTGTCCACGTCAAGGCGCACCACATGGCCGAAGCCTTCACCAAGGCCGCCCATTGGGAGCGATTCGACATGCGCGCTGGGGACTGGGTCAGCACCGACTGCTCGCAGCGGCTGGCGGAAACCTATCTGGCGCGCGAAGGCCAGTGGCGGCTGCCGGTGCTGACCGGGATCATCAACGCCCCCACCCTGCGCGAGGATGGCTCGATCCTCGACCAGCCCGGCTATGACGCGCAGACCGGCCTGCTGTTCGATCCGCAGGGCGAACGATTCCCACTGCTGCCGCGCGAGCCAGACCGCGACACAGCCCTGCGGGCCCTCGCCTTCCTGCGCGACCTGATCGGCAGTTTTCCCTTCGTGACACCCGCCGACCGCTCCGTGGCGCTGTCGGCCATCCTGACCACGCTGATCCGCCGCTCGCTCCCCACAGCGCCGCTTCACGGCTTCAATGCCCCCACCGCTGGCACCGGCAAATCCATGCTGGTCGACATCGCCAGTCTGATCGCCACCGCCCGGCCCGCACCCGTGATCGCGCAGGGCAAATCCGAGGAGGAGATGGAAAAGCGGCTGGGTGCCGCCCTGATCGCGGGCGACGTGCTGATCGCCATCGACAACTGCGAGGAACCGCTGGGCGGCGAGTTGCTCTGCCAGGCGATGACCCAGACCAGCCTGAAAGTCCGGATCCTCGGCTCCTCCATCAACGCCGAGGTGCCAAGCAACGCGACGATGTTCGCCACCGGCAACAACCTGACACTCGCAGGCGACATGACCCGCCGTGCCATCCGCTCCACGCTGGATGCCGGGGTGGAACGGCCCGAGTTGCGCGCTTTCGACCGCGATCCCCTCGCCCTCGTGACGGCGCAGCGCGGCGACTATGTTGCGGCGGGACTGACCATCCTGCGCGCCTTCCACATCGCGGGTCGTCCGTCGCAGACCGTGCCGCTCGGCTCCTTCACCGCCTGGTCGGGATGGCTGCGCGACGCGCTGATCTGGCTGGGCGAGGCCGACCCCTGCGAGACGATGGAGAATATGCGCGGCGCCGACCCGAAGCTGGAAGCACTGACGGCGGCTCTGGAGGAATGGCGATCGGTGATCGGCACCGACCGCGTCACTGTGCGCGAGATCATCGAGCGGGCCGCCGCCCAGCAGACCCAGATGTTCGGCAAGGCCGAGTTCGTGAACCCCGAGTTCCGCGAGGCCCTGCTGCGCGTCGCGGGCGAAGGCGGCGCGATCAACGGCACGCGGCTGGGCAAGTGGCTGTCGCAGCACCAGAACCGCATCGTCGCGGGCCACCGCATCATCGCGGCGGGCACCACCGGCAACCGGGCGCGCTGGCAGTTGGACATCGTGGCGACCGAGGCCGCCGCCACTCCCGACGATTCTGATCCGCTCCGGAGGGCTGTCAATGCGTGACGTCCAATCCCGAGTAGCCCGGTTAGGTTGGGTGGGTTGGGTTAGGTGCTTCCAGCCGGGAACAATGTTTGTCACCGAAACTGTCGGTGACGTGGCACAGCCACCGTGCCGACATGACACCACGCACCACGCGTGTGACGTGACACTTACGAGGATGGGCCGGGATCACCTCACCCAACCCAACCAGCCTAACCAGACGGATCGGCAACGGGCGGCACGGCTCGGGATGGCTCGTGACAAGATCAGAACCGTTGGGAGCAGCCGGGCGGTTCCTCCTGCGCCGATCCGTATGTGGGGACGCGCAGCGCATAACCCCGCCAGCGTCAGGGGGCGGATATGACTAAACTCAACAGCCATGAGACCAAGACCGCCTTCGCCACCCGGGTCGGCCTGACCAAGGGCCGCATCTCGCAACTGGTGGCCGAGGGGCTGCCGGTGCGCGCGGACGGGCGGATCGACGTGGCCGAGGGGCTCGCCTGGATCGAGGACAACTTAGACCCGGCCCGGCGCAACAGGGGCGGTGCCGCCGTCCCCACCCGCGCCACAACCACGCTGGCCGAAGCCAAGCGGCTGCATGAGATCGTGAAAGTGCAGCGCGCCAAGCTCGCGTTCGAGCGCGAACAGGGCCAGCTGGTCGAGACCGCCGCTGCCACGCGCACGGTGTTCGCGCGCGCCCGTGCCGAACGCGACGCGCATCTGGCGTGGGTCCAGCGCACGGCGCCGCTGCTGGCCGCCGAGCTCGGCGCCGATCCCCGCGCCACCTTCGCCGCCCTCGACCGGATGATGCGCGAGCATCTTGAACATCTGGCCGACCTGCCGCTGGGGAGCCTTGGTGATGGTGCCTGAGATCGATCTTGCCTGGCGGCGTGGCATCCGCCCAGAACCGCCGATCCCGGTGTCGGACTGGGCCGACCGGCACCGTATCCTGCCCCCCACCTCGGCCGAGCCCGGCCGCTGGCGCACCGACCGCACGCCTTACCTGCGCGAGGTGATGGACGCGCTCTCGACCGCTAGCCCCTGGGAGCGCGTCGTCCTGATGAAGGGCGCGCAGACAGGCGGTTCGGAGGCGGGGCTGAACTGGCTCGGCTACATCATCCAGAACGCGCCCGGCATCGCCATGCTGGTCATGCCCTCGCTCGACATGGTGCGCCGCAACACCACCGTGCGCATCGACCCGCTGATCGAGGCGACGCCTGCCTTGCGCGAACTGGTCGCCGCGCCGCGTTCCCGCGACGCCGGGAACAGCCTGTTCCGCAAGTCCTTCCCCGGCGGCCAGCTGGTGATGACCGGCGCGAACAGCGCGGTCGGCCTGCGCTCCACGCCCGTCCGATACCTGTTCTTGGACGAGGTGGACGGCTATCCCGGCGATGCCGACGGCGAGGGCGATCCCGTCGACCTGGCAATCCAGCGCACCGCCACCTTCCGGGGCCGCCGGAAGATCTACATGGTCTCGACGCCCACGCTGAAGGGCCACTCTCGCATCGAGGCCGCCTTCGAGCACAGCGACCAACGCTTCTACCACGTCCCATGCCTGCATTGCGGCGACATGGCCCCGATCACCTGGGCGCGCATCCGCTGGCCCGAGGGGCGGCGCGACGCGGCCTATCTGGTCTGCGAGGCCTGTGGCGGCATCCACCACGAGCACGAGAAACCCCGCCTGCTGACCGCAGGGGAATGGCGCGCAACCGCCGAGGGCGACGGCCGCACTGCGGGCTTCCACCTCTCCGCGCTCTATTCCCCATGGGAGACATGGGCCGAGATCGCCGCCGAGCACGGCCGCGTCCGGAAGGACCCGCCCCGCCTGCAGGTCTGGGTCAACACCAAGCTGGGCGAGTCCTGGGAGGACCAGGCGGGCGACACCGTCCCGGCCGATCCGCTCATGAGGCGGCGCGAGGACTGGGGCGAGGCGCTGCCGTCATCCGTCGGCGTGCTGACCGCAGGCGTCGACGTGCAGGGCGACCGGATCGAGGTGCAGATCCTCGGCTGGGGCCGCGACGAGGAGGCGTGGGTCATCGACTACCGCGTGCTCTGGGGCGACCCGTCCGGGCCGCGCCTCTGGTCCGACCTCGACATGGTGCTGCAGGCGACCTTTCCGCATCCCAAGGGGCTCGACCTGCCCGTGCGTGCCGCCGCCATCGACACTGGCGGCCACCACACCAAGATGGCCTACGAGTTCTGCCGCACCCGGCTCGCCCGCCGCATCTGGGCGATCAAGGGCCGCGGCGGGCCTGGCATCCCGGTCTGGCCGCGCCGCCCGACGCGGACGAACAAGGGCAAGATACCGCTCTTTATCGTCGGCGTGGACGCGGTGAAGGACGCGGTGTTCGCACGCCTGCGGCTCACCGAACCCGGCCCCGGCGCGATCCACTTCCCGCGCCGCCTCGACGCAGACTACTTCCGCCAGCTGACCGCCGAGCGCGTCGTCACCCGCTTCGAGCGCGGACGCCCCATCCGCTCCTGGCAGCCCAAGCGCGACGGTGAACGCAACGAGGCACTCGACACCTTCGTCTACGCCCACGCCGCCCTGCACGGGCTGATCAGCATGGGGCTCAGGCTGAACGACGAGGTGGAGGGGGTGACGGCTGCGCCGACGCTGCAAAGCGCCGAAGGTGCTGCGGTGATCCGATCTTCTTGGATGGGAACATAGCTTGCGCCGACTGCTCATCGCGAGCTGGATGGGAAAAATGCGCTAGCCATAATCCCACCTATTGACGTAGCCATTTTTTGGCTCATATATGGTGTCATGAAGTGGCTAGGGACTTAGATATGCGCACAGAACACATGGAACATCGGATGTGCCAGCGTCGCATCTCCGAGGAAGAGATCAGCATGATCCTTGAGCTCGGAGAGTGGAACGCTCGTGCGGACCGCCTTGTCTTGTCCGGAGACGCATGCGCCCGGGAGGAACGTGCATTGCGGAAAGAAATCGCGGAGCTTGAACGCAAAGCCGAGAAGCAGCGTGAACAGAGGGGGAATGAGGCATGATCAGCGAAGAAATCGATCGCAAGCGGATGAGGCTGAAAGTCCTCGAACGTTTGCGCCGGACTGGTGGAGCGACCCTGGCTATCGGCGATGATGGAGCAACCCAGATCACAGTTTTCCGCAATACCAAGAGGTTCCGTCACAATGCCAAGAGGTACTGCCGTGGCTGAAGAGCATACTCGATCCTTCACGACGAAGCGCGGTGAATTCACCGTCCGCGTTATTCAGGACAAGCTTCCTGAGAATACAGAAGAGGACGTCAGGCACACAAAGCATGACCGAAAGTTCAACATCCGCGTAAAGCAGGATGATGTGTGCCTTCTCGACGCACTGGCCAAGCTCCACGGAGTGACGAGGTCCGCGCTGATCAATGAAATCCTGCATGACATTGTGCGCGATGAACTTATGAGCATCGAAGAGGATGATGCGCGGGTTCTGTTGGCTCATGTGGCAGACTTGTCCGCGTCGTACGACGAACTGTCTCAGCCGTGGGTCTATGACGCACTGGGGCCCGACTTTCGACACATGCTTCACAGCATGTTGGAGTACAGCAATGCTCATGGTCAACCACCCGATGTGAGTATGCCTTCGGGTTATCAGTATACGGAAGAAGACTACCGCAGTCCCACCTACCTCGGCCTGCGAGACAAGTTGAAAGGTCTGGCGCAATGACTAATGGCATACTGTCCAAACTGATTCATGAGATCGGAGAGGCGCACGCTGACGCCCGCGCCGAGAGTTACGCCATGGTGAACGTGCGACCCGGCGAGAAGGTCGCCGTGATGCTCGACCTTTTGTCCAGGCTATCGGGCAAGAGTCCCTCTGCGCTGATTGCAGATGAAATATCACGCCGTTTGGCCGCCTATGCGGCATCTTCCCCGAGGAACACTGAAGCGATTTTGGACGCCGTTGAAAAGGCACTTGAGCAGGACAATGCGTACGGCTTCCAGGAGGGCAGCGCCCTAAAGTTACTTCAAAAGTCCGGTATCGTCGAAATCGATGACCCCATAAGCAAGCAGCTGCAAAACACTCTCAAGTTTTCCAAAAGCACGTAAGTCGAGGATGGATATTTTAATGACGCAGCGAGTAATTTACCCACCTCTCACAGAGCACACGCTCCTTCGGCAAAGGCTGACTGCGGGAGAGAAGATGGTCTTGGACCTCTTTAACGAACATTTGCCGAGCGGCTGGGAAATTTACGTTCAACCGCATTTGAACGGCCTAAGACCAGATTTCGTCCTCATGAATCCAAATGGCGGCATCGGCGTGTTCGAAGTAAAGGATTGGGATCTTGGTGCCATGCGGTATTTCACTAAGAAAGATCAGTGGGGTCACTCGCTATGGGCCGAGCGCGATGGCAAGGAATTCTGCATCCAGAAAGACAACCCTCTCACCAAGGTGAATCTCTACAAGAAGGAAATATTCGACCTTTATTGCCCGAGGCTTCAGAAGGGAAATGGCTGGGCCGCGATCACGGCCGGCGTCATCTTCCCTTTCGCTCGAACGAACGAGGTGAAGAAGCTCTTCGAGCCATTCCTCAAGTCGACGTCCGGTGACAGCTACGCGAGGTACCAACCGGTGAGCGGGATCGAGGAACTGTCCTCGAGCGATGTGGAAGCGATCTTCCCAGAGGGATCGCGAACGGGTTCCAGAGTGATGTCGGAAGATCGCGCGCAAGACTTGCGCGGTTGGTTGGTCGAGCCAGATTTTGCCTCGATACAGAGGAAACCCTTAGTTCTGGACCGCAACCAACGCTCTCTGGCCGAAACTCGCACCGAGACGGGCTACCGCAGGGTCAAAGGGCCGGCTGGGTCTGGAAAGTCATTGGTGCTTGCCGCCCGCGCTGCGAGATTAGCAAACGAGGGGAAGTCCGTTCTCGTTGCCACCTTCAACATTACTCTTTGGCACTACCTACGCGACCTCATCGTTCGTGATCTGGAGGCTCCTCACTGCATCAGGAACATCCAGTTCACGCACTTCCACCTCTGGTGCAAACATGTCTGCTACGAGGTTGGATGGGAGCATCGTTATGACGACCTCTGGAAATCGGTTCACTCGGATGGACGTAAAGAAGATGTTCTGAACGTCGCGCTTCCGCGTTTGGCGGAAGAAGCGGTCAATCAGCCCGGCGCGAGCAGGTATGACGCAGTCTTGGTTGACGAGGGGCAGGACTATCGCCCGCTCTGGTGGAACGTGCTACGTCAGGCATGCAAGGCGGATGGTGAAATGCTGCTGGTCGCTGACGCGACCCAAGACGTGTACGGCACCGCAAAGGCGTGGACCGATGATGTCATGAGGGGCGCTGGATTCCCTGGTGGCCGCTGGGCCCAAATGAATGTCAGCTACAGACTACCGCCGGACGCCTTGAACCTTGCACGAAAGTTCGCTGAGGCCTTTCTTCCAAAAGAAGCCATTGATCTCCCGGAGCCGGAGCAAGGATCACTTGACCTCTATCCGTGCCACCTTCGCTGGGTGCAGTGCGATTCAGAGAATGCGGAGAAAGCTTGCTCTGACGAGATACTGTCCTTGATGCGCAAGACCGGAAAGAATGGCTTGGCCAACGCGGATATCACCATGCTAGCCGGCGATATGAAGTCTGGCGCCGCAGTCGTGGAGCGTCTATCGGAATACCGCATTCATGCAGTCGACACCTTCGGAGAAGATCATCGTCGCCGGAAAATGGGCTTCTACATGGGCGACGCTAGGCTTAAAGCAACGACCTTACACAGCTTCAAAGGATGGGAATCTCGCTTACTCGTTGTCTACGTTACTGAAGCTGCGCATGCTGAGAGCTTGGCGTTGGTATACGCTGGATTGACCCGGCTTAAGCGCAGCCAAGAGGGGAGTTGGTTGACTGTCGTATGTTCGGCACCGCAATTGCAAAGCTACGGCGAGACGTTCCCGGATCACAGATCCTTGGTGGGCACAGGCCAATTGATCGAACAGACGAGATAAGGGGAGAGCCTTCGGCCGCAACAAGGCCTGAGTAAGGCCGCCTGCCTTGCCAATCTATCGCGACACACCTCATTTCATTCCCAAACATTCCCAATAGCTTGAGGGTCCGTTTCGGGCGATTCTGTCGTCCATGCGGACCTTCCTCCATCGACTTCTCTCCCTCGCGCGCGCTCGCGGCTTCGACGCTGCGGGTGGCGGGCGGCGTTGGGAGGGGGCGCGGACGGTCGACGGGCTGAACGCGGCGATCCTGGCGGGCGCCACCACGGCGGCGCGCCGGGCCGGGTGGTATGCGCGGAACAATCCGTGGGTCGCGGCGGCGGTGGACAGCCTGGTCGGCAACGTCGTCGGCGCGGGGATCAAGCCGCAGTCCACCCATCCCGACCGTGCGGTGCGCGAGCGGCTGCAGGCGCTCTGGCTCCGCTGGACCGATCATGCCGCTCCGGACGGGCTGGCCGATTTCTACGGGCTGCAGGCCATGGCCGTGCGCGCGATGGTCGAGAGCGGCGAGAGCTTCGCCCGGCTACGCGTCGCCAGCGACGCCGCTGCCGTTCCTCTCCACCTCGAGCTACTGGATCGCGAGCAGGTTCCCATGGACCTGCACCGCGAGATCGGCGGCGGGGCGCGGATCCGCGCGGGCATCGAGTTCGATGCCGCCGGCCGCCGGGTCGCCTATCGGGTCTTGTCCTCCCGCCCGGGCGATCCTCTCGGGTCTCTCCGCATGGACCCGCTCCGCGTCCCCGCCGCCGATTGCCTGCACCTGTTCAAGCCGCTCGCGGCGGGCCAGCTGCGCGGGATCACCTGGCTCTCGCCGGTGCTTCTGCGGCTGCACGAGCTCGACCAGTTCGAGGACGCGGCCCTCGTGAAGGCCAAGGTCGCGGCGCTGTTCACCGGCTTCATCACCGATCCCGATGGCACGGCGGGCGGGCTCTCGGGCACCAACACCGGCGGCGCGCTGACCGTGGGCATGGAGCCCGGCAGCCTGATCCCGCTGCCGCCCGGCACGGACATCCGCTTCTCGAACCCCACCGAGCACGACGCCTACGCGCCCTTCGTGAAGAATCACCTGCGCGCCGTCGCGGCCGGGATGGGCCTGCCCTACGAGCTGGTCTCGGGCGACCTCGAGGGCGTCACCTATTCCTCTATCCGGGCCGGGCTGATCGAGTTTCGCCGCCGGGTCGAGCAGTTGCAACACAACGTGGTCGTGCACCTGTTCTGCCGCCCGGTCTGGGAGCGGTTCGTGCGCCTCGCGGTCCTGACCGGCGACCTGCCCGCGCGTGACTTCGATCGGAACCCGGACGCCTACCTCGGCTGCGAATGGCTGCCGCCGAAGTTCGATTACGTCGATCCGATGAAAGACGTGCAGGCCGAGATCCTCGCGATCGGCGCAGGGCTCAAGAGCCGCAACCAGGTGATCTCCGAGCGCGGCTACGACGCCGAACAGGTGGATGCCGAGATCGCGGCCGACCGGGAGCGCGCCGAGGGGTTAGGGTTGAGCTTCGGCCAGACGGCGGCACCGCAGCAGAAGGAGGCCGCCGATGGCTGACACCGCGACAGACGCCCTGCCAACCGAGGCTCCGCAAACCCTTCCGCGCGGAAAGGGTATCCTCACCCGCCGCGCGACGCTGGCGCCCGCGACTGCCGATCCGGAGGCTCGCACCGTCGAGGTGGTCTGGTCCACCGGCGCGCCCGTGCGCCGCCGCGACATAGCGGGGCAATACATCGAGCGGCTGAGCCTCGCGCCCGAGGCGGTGGACTTGTCGCGCCTCGAAGGCGCCAGCGTTCTCGATGCGCACCGCCAGACCGCCGTGCGCGACGTGCTTGGCTCCGTCCGTAGCGCCGCCGTCGATGGCAAGCGCGGCACCGCGCTCATCCAGTTCTCGGCGCGGCCCGAGGTGGAGCCGGTCTGGCAGGACGTGCTGGCGGGCATCCTGCGCCATGTCTCGGTCGGCTACTCCGTCGAGGACTGGGCCGAGACGACCGAGAACGGCGCGCGCGTGCTCACCGCCGTGCGCTGGACGCCTCACGAGATTTCCCTGGTGCCGACGCCCGCCGACCCCGGCGCCCATATTCGCATGGAGACAGAGATGACTGACACGACCACCACCGCCACCCCGCCCGAGGCGCCGACCACCGAGACCCGCGCCGAGGCCAACGCCGAGATCCGCTCCATCGCCCGCATCGCCGGGCTCGACCAGTCCTGGATCGACGGCCAGATCGACGGCGGCGCCGATCCCGACACCGCCCGCCGCGCCGCCTTCGAGGCGCTGGCGAAACGATCCGCGCCCGCGATCCGCACCGAGCAGATCCGCGTCGAGATGGGCGACAGCCAAGACGACCCTGCGCTCCGCGCCCGGCAGATGGGCGAGGCGCTCTACGCCCGGATCAACCCGCGCCATCAGCTGAGCGAGCCCGCCAGGCGCTACGCCTATTCCACGCCCGTGGACATGGCGAAGGAACTGCTGACGCTGCGCGGCGAGTCCACCATGGCGCTGTCGCCCGCGAGCCTCGTGACCCGCGCGCTGCACACCACCTCGGACTTCCCGATCATCCTCGGGGACACGGTGGGCCGCGTGCTGCGCGACGCCTACTTGGCCGCGCCCTCGGGCATCCGCCGCCTCGGCCGCCAGACCACGGCGCGGGACTTCCGCACGGTGAACAAGATCATGCTGGGCGAGGCGCCGCTGCTGGAGAAGCTGAACGAGCACGGCGAGATCAAGGCCGGGACCATGGCCGAAGCGCGCGAGGCCTACAAGGTCGAGACCTGGGCGCGGAAGATCGGCATCACCCGGCAGGTGCTGGTCAACGACGACCTCGGCGCCTTCGCGGACCTCGCCCGGCGCATGGGCCAGGCCGCCGCCGAGACTGAGGCGCGCATCCTCGTCACGCTCCTCGAGGCGGGCAGCGGCAACGGGCCGACGCTGTCGGACGGCAAGACGCTGTTCCACGCCGATCACGGCAACAAGGCGGGCACAGGTGCGGCGATCTCCGACGCCACGCTCTCCGCGGCGCGGCTGGCGCTTCGCACCCAGAAGGGCATCGAGGACCGCACCATCCGCGTGACGCCGCGCAACCTGCTGGTCCCGCCCGCGCTGGAGACCACGGCCGAGAAGTGGCTGGCGAGCATCGCGCCCGCGACGGCGGCCGACGTGAACCCGTTCTCGGGGTCGCTCTCGCTGGTGGTGGAACCGCGCCTGTCCTCGGCCACGCGCTGGTATGTCACCGCCGAACCCGGCGAGATCGACGGTCTGGAGTTCGCTTACCTCTCGGGGGCGGAAGGCCCGCAGGTCGAGAGCCGCTCGGGCTGGGACGTGGACGGCGTCGAGATCCGGGTGATCCTCGATTTCGGGGCCGGGTTCATCGACCATCGGGGCTGGTTCATGAACGCCGGGGCGTGAGCATGGCCGACCTCGCCCAGCTCACCGCCTGGCGGGACGCCCTGATGGCCGCGCGCTACGGGGGCGTCCGAACCGTCGAGTACGACGGCAAGCGCGTCACCTACGCGAGCGACGGCGAGATGGCCGCCGCGCTCGCGGACCTCAACCGGCAGATCGCGGGGACGACCGACCGCATCTCGGTCGTCCGTATCCAATCCTCGAAGGGACTCTGAGATGAAGAACTACCTCCAGAACGGCCACATCGTCCGCGTCACCACGCCTTCGGGCGGCATCGCCTCGGGCGACGCGCTGATCGTCGGCAGCATCTTCGGAATCGCCGCCTATTCCTCGGCCGAGGGCGACCCGGTGGAGCTCTCCACCACAGGCGTGTTCCAGCTGCCAAAGGCCAGCGCCGCGGTGCTGACCGTCGGCGCGCGTGTGGCTTGGGACAACACGGCGAAGGAAGTGGCCACCCCGGCCGCGGGGCGATTCCCCATCGGCGTGGCGGTAGAGGCGGCCGGGAGCGGTGTCACCAGCGTCGCGGTGCGGCTGGATGGGATCGCGACGGCGGCTGCGTGACGCGCGCGAAACGCGTTGTGGGCTCCAACGCGATTGTCGCGGGGGATGTTGTCGTCTCCAACATCCCTGTGCTGGCGCATCCTTGTCCATCGATTGATTTTCGCGGGCAGGGTGTTTCCTACTGCAACACCCTCGGCGCGCTCAATCGGCGTGCTCGCCCTCGCGGAAAGCCATGTCGGTGATTTCGCGGAGGCGGGCGCGGTAGTGGTCAAGCGTCCCGACATGGCCCCAGTTCACGTCCTCGGGGCTGCATTCGAAATGGTCGGCGCTGAGCGCGGCGAGGCGTTCGAGCATCGCGTCGATCTCGGCCTTGGCCGAAATGAACGCGGCGAGTGCGGCGTCGTTGGGCTTGGGCATGTTGTGGTCTCCGACATGAGCCGGCGATCATGACGGCTCCGGTCGGGACGGATAGCAAGCGCCGTCGGCTGCGAACGCCTCGCGAACATCGGCACCATCCCGTGTCGCATCCGTGCTGCACGGAAGAATCGGGGCTAATCGTAAGCCTTTGGAATCTTTGGGGAGTGTTCGGGACGGCCTTGCGACACGACGCGACACGCAAAAGCCGCCCGAAGATCGGCCTAAGCGTTTGATATCTTGTCGGAAAGTTTGGTTGCGGGGGTAGGATTTGAACCTACGACCTTCAGGTTATGAGCCTGACGAGCTACCGGGCTGCTCCACCCCGCGCCAAGGAATGTTGATCTAGTCTGAGTCGTGTACGGACGCAAGAGCAAAGCGCAGTTTTTCCGCCAGTCGACTCGATGTGC